CCGGCAGCAGCGGCAAGCGCAGCAAAAGCTGTGCCGGTTGTTTGAACACCGACGGGTAAATCATTGACAGCCTGTAAAACGCGGGTAATGCCTTTTGCAAACATATCGACCGCAGGAATAATATTTGAGGTAAGGGTAATTTGCACGGCTTCAAAGGCGCTTGAAAGTTCTGCCTTCGTATTGGCAAAAGAAGCGTTTTGAATATCCTGCATCTTTTTTGCCGCCCCGTCGGAGGCTTGCAGTAAGCCGTCCATCGTGCGGATGGCATCCCCGCCGCCTTCGATGAGCGCTTGCATACCAGCTGCAGCCGCTTCACCAAATAAATCGCTTGAGGCGGCAACGTCAAGATTTGCATTTTTCAGCCGCTCAATTATGTCGGCAAAGTTGTTCGTCTTTGGGTTTACCTCATCGTAGCTTACTCCTAACGCTTCAAGTTTCTTTTTAACATCATCCGTACCGCTTGCGAGCTTTTGTAAACCGGATCGTAAAATCGTTCCGGCCTGCTCTCCTCCGAAACCGGTATTGTAAAGGCGCATAAGGGCAGCAGTTGACGCTTCAAGACTCACCCCCAAACCGGCAGCGACAGGGCCTACATACTTCATTGAGTACGAGAGCTTTGTCATATTCGCTTGGCTTTTACTAATAGCAAGCGAAAACACATCGGCAATGTGCGCTGACTTTTCTGCACTGAGATTAAACTGCGAAAGGGTTGAAGCAATCGTGCTTGAGGTAAAGGCTAAATCGCTTCCAGTAGCTCCGGCAAGCTGGAGTACACCGTCAAGGCTGTTCATTGCTTGTGCAGCCGTTTGTCCAGCGGAACCTAAACTATAAAGGGCATCGGCGGCTTGGCTTGCGCTAAAGCGAGTAGTCGCACCCATGTCTTCCGCTTTCTTTCGCAAGGCTTCCATTTCGGATGCACTTGCCCCCATAACAGAAAAAGTATTCTGCATAGACTGTTCAAAATTCGTAAAGGTATCAATCGCGGCTTTTCCGAGCAAGGTTAAGGGGAGCGTTACACTGGCAGAAAGAGCGGCACCGATAGCAGCGAGCTTCGCATTGATACTTTCTACTGTCTTATCAATATCCTGCTCAAGTTTCGCAAGTTCTCTATTTGATTTTTCTATGCCATCATGCAGCTTGTCTGTTTTTAATGACAACTCGGCATATAGTTCGCCTAAACTCTGTCCCATCTATCTCACCCGTTTTATGTATCATCCTCTGCAAAGGTCTCCGCCATATCTTTTTGAAATTGTTTTTCTCTTTTTTCTTTCTCTTTCTGCGCTTTCTCTTTCTCTTCCCGCTGCTGATTTTCCACTTCAACAGCAACAAGACAGGCTTCATCAAATAAAAAGGCTTCAAATTCATCTAAGCCTTTTATGTAGCTGCTTGGTTTGCATCGGTAGTATTTTGCGAGCCTGCCGAATCGGGCAAATGGTACTTTTCCAAATTTTTTTTTACAGTGCGCTCCCAATCGATAAGATAGAAAAAAAACAGATCGTTTAAAAAATCTTTCGGGATAACATCGTTGATAGAGCTTTCACTGATACCGCGTATCTTCAAAATAGCGTCGTAACATTCTTGATACGTTGGAGTAACCATGCTCTTTTTTGCAAGCTCAACGATAAATTCTTCTTCTTCCTCTTGCATCTTTTTAAGGTCAATTTCCGATATTGCCGTATCTTTTTCTCCAATGGCTTCGGTAATACCATTGACAAATTTATACAAGATATTGGGGAAATTTCCGCAGGTCAAAAGTTCTTGAAAATTCGTTTTGTGAATGAAAAACTTTTGTTTCGTCCCATTCCATAAAAGCTCCACCCATTCACAGGTGGCAAGCGCAAGACGCTGGGCTTCACTTTCAGGCACTTTTGTTGCTTCTTCGATGGCTGTTTTGATTGCGCGGTTTCTGCTTGTCTTAGTGAAAAATGATTGTATTCTTTCAAACATAGCGATTGCTTAAAACTCCTTTCCTGTTGTTTCCATTGATAGTATTGACCTGATAGTGGATTGAAGCCCGCCTCAGCGATAGACGGGCTGATGATTTGTTTTACCCTTGTACGTACTGCATGTAGTCGGCAAGTGAAATTTCTTTAATAAACTTTAACGGTAAATTGCTGCGTTTGTTTTCTCCGCCGGTTCCTTGCAATTCAATGTTTGCAAAAGCATCTTCACTTGCCTCGCTGCCGGTTGGGGTTGTTTGACAGGAAGGGAAAATAACGACCTTGACACGGGCATAACTGCCTTTTGTATTTTGCCCGCTTTCGTACTGCTCTACAAAATAGCGGAAGGTAACAAGCGGCGGATTTCCGGTATTGTCGATATACAGCTCTCCCGTTTCCTCATTGTACGTGTTTCCGGTAACAAGGGCAAAAAACGTATTTGATAGGCTTGCAAAAGAAGCGGTTATATTGATACCTTTTATTTTATCCGCTTCTTTTACCGTACAGCGGATTCCATGCCCGCTTGTTGCGTCAACCGTTTTACCACTTTCTTTGTCAAAATCATCTTTGAAACTCTTTGCTTCTTTGGTCGAAACATAGCCGACAATACCGAGTAATTCGGCGAGTTTTCCTTGAAACCCAATCGGTGCAAAGAACGGTAAATCACCTGCTGCCTTCGTGGTGATTTTAAGATACTCTGCATCGTAATCAGCTCCGACAGTCGTTTTAGCCGCTTTGAGCTTTATTCCTTTCGCTTCAAGGGCAGTAAAGGCGGTATTGAAGTCTTTTGCCATGTCTGCAACGGAAACGACTTTTTTATCCGCAGCAGTCGAGGCAAAGGTAAAGGTTTCCGTTTTGGTGCCGTACAGAACCGTCAGCTTTAAATCGTCCCCCGTCCAGCCATCGATGTTGAAAGGCCCTATCTTACCGACAAGTCCGCCCCGATGCTTTCTCACCTCTCCGGTCTGCGGATTGGTATCTTCCCAGTCATTGGGAGATGGTAAGCTCTTATCGGCGTTCAGATGTGCCGCTTCCATTTTGCCGATTGAATAGCCGTATTCATTTTTCTTTTCCATAATCTTTTATCCTCCGATACTATCGATAGGCACTGATAAAAAGCCGCTGTTTTTTACCAGCCCCCGCTACATAAAATCTCCGCCGAAAACGGGGATTTTAAAATTGAGCTGTTTTACTATTGCGCCAAGAGAATCCTCAACGAGGTCGCTTGAGCAATCAACGTATTGCACTAAAAAAGTACCGCCTCCTTGTATTCGTTTAAGATGCTTACCGTTCAGTGCGGTGATGATGGACTCACACGCGCTGTCCAGCAATTCAAAGTCTCCTACCGGAACATAGACACTCACGGTAACCATATTCCAGCTTCCCAGCCGCGTTTTAATGCCGTGTTCAAACTGCAAAATAAGGAACGGCTTTTGTACCGTTTTTTCTACGTTCCCGATGTAATACACCGGATAGAGTTTTGCAAGTTCCGCATACAAGGCACTTCGCATTGTTGTAATTCCTCTCTATACTATTGCCGCTTGAGCGCTTGTCCGCATGCTTTTTCGATACCGTCAAAAAACATACCGGCATGGGCATTCCGCGTCGGCTTTAAAATTCCGTACTTTTGCCCGAAGGTAATTCCGCCTGCTACTATCCGCTCTCCGTTTTCAAGGTAGTAGCCATATTCTTTACCGGTTTTACCGTACATATCCTGATAAATCCCTGCCGATATTGCCTGTGAAGAGCGGGATGCAACGCCGCGTAATCCCTTGCGGGCATCACCTGTTCTATCAGTCCATACGCGGTTTTCTTTCGCATAGCGCTCCATACTGGCGGCGGTTTCACCGGCAACTGTTTCACAGCTTTTCAGCATTTCTTTGTTGATGCTTTCTAACCGTTCAAAGACCGCCTCCATCCCTCTCATTGAGCTGCCTCCTGTATCTCTTTTGCTCTCCCTGACATCTTGTAGGTATTCTCCGGCGCATCCCCGCCGATAGTGATCTTTCGGATAAAGATGACTTCATACCGACTGCCTTGAAAATCGAATAAGTCGCCTGCTTGAATATCCGCATCGTGGAATGCGGTGATATTGACGATATGCGTTTTCAACAATCCTTCTTGCAAAAGCCGATCAGTTTCGCTGTGTGAAATTTCTGCAATCCGAACCCGCTGGAGTCCCGTCCGCTTTTCCACTTCCCTGACATTACCGTATTCATTTTTCTCTCTTTCACGGCGGATAAAGAAAAGAAGTGTCCGGTTTACATCGATAATACTTTCCGTGTCTTTCCGTAATTGCTTGATACCAGTTACCATAGCGCCGCCTCATCATCTTTTTTACTAAAGATTAAAACCGAAGTGCTGGCTTTTTTCCGCTCTGCTTCCCATGCCTCTTTATACCCTTGCGCAGTTTTAAGGCAGAGGGCGACATAATCGGCGGCGGTGTATTTTTCAATACTTTCCCCGCCTGCACTCATGCTTTTTATCTCTCCTGCATCCCGTTGAATAATCCCTGCCTTTTGTGTCCATAAAAGGTAGAGCGCATGATTTTCACTTTCTGCCCTTTGCAATGTGATCGTTACATCAAGCGTAGAAAAATGCGTATCTTTTTCGCTACCCCCCTCCGGTATCACTTCGTTGAGGAGCATGCGGATTCTTTGTATCAGCGCTTCGGTGATGATCATGCGTTGCTATCTCCCTTCTCTGTTTACGGATTGGTGTGTGCTTGCGCTTTCTTTGCGCTTTCAATCGCCTGCAAAATATCAATACCACCCGCCGCTTCTTTCAAGTCGCGTAACTCTTTTTCCGCTGCTTTAAGCATTTTGATTTCTGCTTTTAATTCGCTTATCTTCGGCTTTTGAGTGCCGCTTTCGTTTTCTTCCGGCGCTTTAAACGGCGTTTCAAAAGTTCCCGCAAGCGCAGGATTGAGCGCTTCCCATTCACCGGATTCACAGTCAACGGAATAGCCGTTTTTCACCTTATCCGCTTCGTGTTCTACATAAAACCCGTTCGCTGTTTTGTACAGTGTCAGTGTTATTTTATCCATTGTCTTTTTCTCCTTGCAGAATAGGGGCAGGGGTATTGTACCCTCACCCCATCATCGCTCTATGCTATGCAAGCATTACCTTGTGCACCGAGTTCGTTACGTCGGCAACAACCGCGCGGCGGAAGAATTGAGCAACGTCAAGCTCTGAAAGCGTCAGAATGTTTCCTCGTTGTGAAAGCTGCGTGATGTCGGTTTTCACCAACGACTTAAACGTCTGCTTCGGCTGAATAAGATACACCTCATTATCTTTCGGGGCTGCAAAGTTATGTACCACACCGTTCACCTCGCCGTCCCAACCGTCATACGCGATAACCTTTTGAATGACTCCCAATGATCCAAGCTGCGTACCTTTTTGCAATAGCCCATTTACCGCCGCCTCAACATCCATCGCCGTTGCGGAATTGCACAATGCAATAGTTGGGCGCAAAAGATACCCGTGCGATGACTTGCGCTTTAGAGCCGCTTGAATGCCCGATCGCAGAGTAAGCCAAACATTTTCAAGATTCGTAGAACCCGTTGAAACTTTGTTGGTTATGGCTTTACCGGTATAGCTTGCCGAGATAATCGGCGATAAATGGATATGGTCAAGAATTGCATTATGCGCAATTCCCAGCGCCCTATTCGCTTGATCTACTTTCCAAAACTGATTGTAGTCAACCCAGTCTTTTGAAATGGAATAACCGGCAGCAAAGGTCTGCATATCCACGCTTTCAAATTTTCCAAGTTTGAAAGATGCTATTGCAACACTTTCCCCGTCGTGAACAACGCCGAAAGCAGCCTGTAAACCGATTAAATCCCGTACCTTGACGGTTTCAGGAAAAGCGGAATTTACGATTTCATCATAAATCTCTTGGTAAACAGTCGGGTGTTCTGCCTGCGCTATGGTAACATCCAATACTGTTTGCTGTACAAACGCTTTTACATCGGCAAGGCTCATCATTTCGCCCGCCGGTAATTTTGAAATCTTTTCAATCATTTCCTGCGTAAATAACTTCTTTCCGCCCTCGCCGGTCTGCATAAACGTCATTTCACCCATTGGAGCATTCGGTAATGAATAACCTTTTTTGAATTGACGTTTTGCGGCAATGTTATTCTTGCGGATTACATCTTGTGTTATAAAGTCCATATCGTTTTAACCTCCTAAAAAAAATTACATCGCAAGACTGAAAGCGATATGAGAACCGACCTCACCCCAGTAGTACCCGACCAATTTATTACCGCTTTCGGTTTTTGTCAGTTTACCGTCCGATGCCCCGATATAAATTTTACCGCCGATTTTAGGCAGCGCAGAACTGTCAAACAAATCGGTAATAAATTCCCGCTGCGTATCAAAATTAACCGACACTTGCGTACCGTTGATTTTGTCGTATACAACGCCAACCCTATCGCCTACGAATACGATGCCGTGTTTATCAAGGTCTTGCCCTGTCGGAATGGTTGTGTCGGATAACTTTACGGTTTTAATAACCGAATTAAGCCGATGTTCGCCTGTCATAGTTTTATCCTCCTTATCCTAAAATATGATAACTTCATCACTTGAAGCAGAACTGCTGCCAGCCCCTGCCATCTGCCCAACCGGTGCGGTTGCGGTTTTCCCTTGTACGAGCTTTTGAATGTCCGCATCATTCATTACGCGATCCATCTCTCCTGCAACCTGCGCTTTACTCATACCGGTTTCAAAATGACAGAATTTATCCACCATTGCAGCCATTTCACCGAAGGGCTTACCGTCTTTGGTTAAGCCTTTTTCTGCCTTCACTGCCTCAATCATTTCGCCAAATGCTTTTTTTGCCGCCTCCGCTTTTTCTTCTTCCTTCGCTTTTTTTGCAAAGTTGATAGCATCGGTAACCGCCATTTCTCCGGCAGCTTTTTTCAGTTCAGCAAGTTCACTTGAAACCGCCTCTAAGTCTTTCATCTTTTGGGCATCTTCGAGTTTTACGCCCATTTCTCCGGCAACAGCTTGAGCAGACAAAAGACCGTTTTTTGTTCTCCGTGCAATCTCTGCCGTAAGCTCATCGTTTGTTATACTTGTCAGTTCCATTTCTTCCTCCTCGTGTTTATATTCAACAACGCGGCGCACCTTTTGAGCCGCCCCGAATATAACCGTATTATTTTGTATGCTGTACGGAATTTTATAGAGCTGATTGTCATATTCTCCGATGACATAATCATCATAAAAATCTTCCGTAAAAACATAGTCTGCATATTTCTCTCGCAAGGCATCACGGATTTTTCTTTCCTGCTCATCAAAGCTCATACCCGCCATTTGCCCGATTGCGCTTTCATTATGCTGTCCCTCGCTCAGGGGCGGCACAAAATCAACAGAGCGTAAGGCGTAATCAATAACCGTCTTTTTCCTTTCATCCGCATACGTCGGTATTCCCCAAATTGATACCGCATTGATTTGCTTATTTTTTAACCACCGCCGGATTTTTTCTGCGTGCGCTCCCTTGTCGGGAATAATGCGGTAGTAAACTTTCCCCGCCTCTTTATCGAGTAATGCGCCGATAACCGAACCGTACAGCTCTCTCCCTTCATAAAAGAACGCTTCCTGCGATTGATGCCCATAGCCGGAAGGGATAAAAACATTGCTGGTCAAAATCGTTTCGACAATGTGTTCATACGCGGCATCGAGATACTCAACGCCGCTTTTACTTTTGCGATAGTCAACAGCAAAAATACAATCGAGCGGATCGGTATCCCCTTTGAGTTCTGCAATCATTTCAGACGTTGCAAGCGGATTTAAGCGAATGCGGCTTATCATTGTTTTTG